AGCGAACGGCAAATTTGGCGGCATCTGAGGCGTAGTTTGAGCGGGACCGACTCCAAACCGAAGCGGCGAACCCCCGGCGGCTGGAACAAGAAGCCGCTGGAGGAGCATATCGCCAACGGCACTTACCGGCCGGATCGGCACGGGAAGCTCCCCGATCTGCTGGACTTCCCGCCGAAGCCACCGGGCAAGGTGGAAGGCGGGCTGCGTCTCACTCGGGAGTGGTGCCGCAATGCAGCCGACGAGCGGGCGATGCACGAGGGGTGCCGGTTCAACATGCGGCTGGCCGAACACGTCGATAAGTTCTTCTGTGAGATGCTCTGCCACAGCGCCGGGCAGTGGGCAGGGCAACCGTTTGAGCTGTCCGAGTGGCAGCGGCAAAACCTCCTTTGGCCGCTGTTCGGCTGGGTGCGGGCAGACGGCTTACGGCGGTTCCGGCGAACGTACATTGAGATGCCGAAAAAGCAGGGGAAGTCGGCCATCGCCTCTGGCGTTGGCCTGTATTGCTTGACCGCCGACGAAGAGCCCGGCGCGGAAGTGTACTCGCTGGCGTGCGATAGAGACCAGGCGGGGATTGTTCACCGCGAAGCGGTCAATATGGTTGAGTGGAGCCCTAAATTAGAGCGAGTCCTTAAGCTCAACCGTTCAACCGGCGCGATTGCATACCATGGAACCAAGAGCTACTACAAGCAGTGTTCAAGCAAGTTTGGCCACGGCCACAAGCCATGCTGTTGTATCTGCGACGAGTTGCACGAGTGGTACGGTAGCGAACTGTGGGAGCGTCTCCGTTACGCATTTCGAATGCGAAGGCAGCCCCTAAATTTCGTCATCACCAACGCGGGCGACGACCTGGAGAGCGTCTGCTACGGCCAGCGGGAGAAGGCCGAGGCGTTGCTGCGAGGTGAGTTGTACGACCAAGGCTTCTTCGCGTTGATCTGTTCGGCCAGCCAGGAGGATGCAGAGGCGGAGGTTGCCAGCGTGCGAGCCGGTGCGACGGAACTCCCTGTGGCACGGGCCTGCAATCCGCACCTGGGGATCATCACCCGCGAGGAGGACCTGCTCCAGGACATCAAAGACGCGATTCAGACGCCTAGCGAGATGGCTAACATGCTGCGGTTGACCTACGGCGTCTGGGAGGCGTCGAGCGATCCGTGGTTGTCGCTGGGCGACTGGGACGCGAACCACGAGGACTTCGACGAGGCTCAGTTGATCGGGCGGCCGTGCTGGGGTGGGTTGGACCTGAGCCGCAAGCGGGACATGACGGCGTTCGCCCTGGTATGGCGCGACGAGGGCGGGCGGCCGTTTCGGCAGTTGGTTTGGTTTTGGTTGCCGCCGCGCGGGGTGGAACGCCTGCGGAAGTACGTCGACGTGGACACCTGGCGGCGGGAGGGTTGGCTGCGGGTGACCGAGGCACCGACGACCGACTTCACGGCCGTCGAAGCGGACATCGCGGAGTTGGCCGGGCGGTTCAGCATCCAGTCGATCGCCTATGATCCGATGTACGCCACCGAACTGGTAACGCGGCTGGAGGAGGAACACGACCTGGAGACCGTCGAGTTTCCGCAGACGCCGCTTCAGTTCGCGCTGCCTACGGCGGAGTATGAGCGGTTGCTATTGGACGGTGATTTGCGGCACGACGGCAACCCGGTGCTACGGTGGCAGGCGGGGCACGTGCAGGCGAAGGCCGACAAGAACGGCAACCTTCGGCCGATCAAACCTGAGCATGGCGACCACCGGAAGATCGACGGGATCGTGGCCGGCGTGATGGCGTTGCGTGCGGCGTTGGCGGGCGATACGGGCAGCGACCATTACGAGCGGCACGAGGTGCGGTTCCTGTGAAATGGTTGGGAACATTGACAAAGCGGCTGGCCGGCTGGGCGCCCACGGGCGGCCAGGAATTGGTGGGGCTGGGGCTGCTGGCGGCGGGGCTGTGGTTGTGGAGCCCGCCGTTGGCGCTGTGCGTAGTCGGGGCCTTATTGGTGTTATCGGCCCTGCTAAAGGGTAAGTGATGCTATTAGACGGACTAACCAAACCGATCAAGATGCTTTCGGGTTTGAGTGCGCCCGAACAGTGGTTGATTGACTGGGTGGGCGGCGGCTCGATGACGGCTTCCGGCGAGAAGGTCAACGAAGACACCGCCCTGGCGTGCGCGGCCGTCAAAGCGGCCGTAACGGTGCTGGCCGAGACGGTGGCGTGCGTATCGCTTGACGTGTTCCGCGACCGCAAGGGTGGAGGCAAGGACCTGGCGACCGACCACCCGGTGCAATGGCTGCTGCACGACCAGCCGAACGAGGAGACCGGTTCGAGCACTTTCCGCGAGACGCTCCAGGGGCACCTCGGGACGTGGGGCAACGGCTACGCCGAGATTCAGCGATTGCGTAACGGCGCCCCGGCGGCTATCTGGCAGCGGTTGCCGCAGCCGGGCAGGACTAAGCCGTTCCGTGACGAGAAGGACAAGCGGATTTACTACGAGTGCCGGGACGAGAAGGGGGCCCTGGAAGCGAACATTCCGGCGGCCGATATGTTCCACATCCCGGGGTTTGGGTTCGATGGGCTGGTGGGGTATTCGCCGATTGGGCACCTGCGCGAGGCGATCGGCAGCAACCTGGCGGCGGAGCGGTACGCCTCGGAACTGTTCGCCAACGACGCGAGGCCCAACGGAGTGGTTACGGTCGAGGGCGAGCTTGGCGACGAGGCATACAATCGGGCGAAGAAGCAGTTCAACGAGGACCGGGCGGAGCACGGCAAGCGGCACCGAACGATGCTGCTGGAGGGTGGGGCGAAATATGCCGTGGCGCAAATGAACCCGGAAGACGTCCAGATGATCGATGCCCGCAAGTTCGGCGTGGAGGAGATCGCACGAGCTTATCGGATGTCGCCTCACCTGCTGCAAGATTTGACGCACGGGACGTTCTCGAACATCACGGAACTGGGGCGGCAGTTTATCGTGTTTACCATGATGCCGTGGTTCACGCGATGGCGAACGGAGATCAATCGTAAGCTGCTCAAGCCGCCGTATCACTGCCGGTTCAATTACAAGAGCTTTCTGGAGGCGGACCACAAGACGCGGGCCGAGTTCTATTTCCGGCTGTGGCAAATGGGCGCCGTGACGGCCAATGACATTCTGGACCGCGAGGGCGAGAACGGGATCGGCCCGGAGGGCGACTTGCGGTTTGTGCCCGTGAACATGCAGACGCTTGAAACGGCGATGAACCCGCCGGAGCCTGCACCAGCGCCGGGGACACCCGGGGAAGAGAAGCCGGAGAAGAAGCCACAAGAGAAGCCGCCCGAGAAACCGGAGAAGCAATCGGCGGTCAGCAATGCAGCACGAGGCGTCCTCGTCGACGCCCTCGGGCGCATGATGCGCAAGGAAGCCAACGCAGCCAAGCGAGCGGCGAAAAACGGTTTCGCCGATTGGCTGGGGCCGTTCTATGAGCGGCACGAGCAGACGGTTTGCGAGGCCGTAGCGTCGGGGGTGGCTGTTCTGCGGGCGGCGGAACGGCGGGACGACGTAACGGCTGACGTGATTGCCCACGCTTACACGCAGGCCGCGCGGGAGGAACTGGAGAAACTGGTCGGGCTCGACGGGGAAGCGCTGGCCGAGGCGGTCGCTGAAATGACGGCCGCATGGAACCCCGAAACCCGACTTAACGAGGTACTCTACGATGGCTGAAACCGACTGGCTCCGAGCCGAAGTGACCAGCGATGGCGTCCAGGTGGATCGCCAGAACAACGTGATCCATGGCTACGTGATGGCCCAGGAGGGCGTGTTCAAGGATCGCCGCGGCGAGTTCGACCACAAGAGCCTGCGGCAGATTGTGCGGCTTAGCAAGGCGGCGCCATCTGGGCTCAAGGTGCGGTTTGGTCATCCGACGCTTTCTGACGACGGCCTGGGCAAGTTCCTGGGGCGTGCGAAGAACCCGCGGCTCGATCACGTGCTAGTGGAGCGGGACGGCGAGAAGGTGCAACTGGAGGCGGTGCGGGCCGACCTGCACCTAGACCCCAGCAGCTTCGAGACACCGGCTGGCAACCTCGGCGAGTACGTGATGCAGCGGGCTGCAAGCGACCCGGAGAGCTTCAGCAGTTCGCTGGTTCTGAAGAAGACCGACGAGCAGCGGCTCGACAGCAAGGGCCGCCCGAAACTCGACGATGAGGGCAACGAGTTGCCAGCCCTGTGGCGGCCGATTGAACTGCACGCCAGCGACGTGGTGGACACGGGTGACGCGGTAGACGGCTTCCTGTCGGCCGAGGGGCTGCCCGACCATGTTGTGCGGGAGGCAACGCACCTGCTGGATGAGCAGTTCAGCGGCCGGGACCGGGAAGAGGTGAAGCGGCGCTGCGAGGCGTACCTTCAGCGGTACCTCAACTGGCGATTCGGAGCGGAGGAGCCGCCGGCGGGAATTCCCGAGTTGGGCGCACCGTCCCCCGGTGATGACGACGGCGCATATCAACCGGCCGATGGCCGCGTGCGGAGGTTGTCGGCAACGGTAGACGTGTTCTGCCGCCTGTTGCAAGCCGGGGATGTTCACGTTGACACCGAGGGGGCGCTGCCGGCTGACGTAAAGCCGGTAAGCTGTCGGTATGACGCAGAGCGCCGGGCATTTGATATCTTGTTGCATTCCGAGGCATTCGCGCCCGTGGCGGAAGGCGCCGCAATACCCAGCATAAATGGGCCGACCCTCCAGAAGGCCGAGCCTGAAACCGAACAGCCCTACGACCCGCTGGCCGATCCGGTTCGGCGGCGGATCGAGTGGCACCAGAAGGTGCGATCAACCTGGGGTGCTTGAAAGGAGACGAAGCCCGGCGCCGTTGTGCCGGCATCGAGCCGCGCCGTAGCGCGGCGAAAGCGTGAAGGTCCTTCCGGGGCGTGTGTCGACGACGGGGGTCGACGGCAAAGCAGGAAGGACAACAATCATGGCGAAAAGCCAAGAGGAGTTGTACGGGCGGCTTGACCAGATCGACACTGAGGTGTCGGCCATTCTGGACGGTGCCGAGAACGAGAACCGGCCGCTCACGAAGGAAGAGCAGGCCGACGTTGACAAGCTGGAAACGGAGGCTGATGAGGCACGGACGGCCATCCAGGAACAGGAGCGGATGCAGGCGGCGCGGCGGCGTAGCGAGGAACGCAAGGCGTTTCTCAACGAGTCGCGAGCCCGGCAGACGCATCTCGCGCCGGGCGGCAGTGCCACGCCGGAGACTACGACCGAGGAGGAGGAGGTCGAAAAGCTCCAGGAGCGCATGGCGTTGACGGCCCCGCCTGTGCCGATCTCGATGGGCGGGCTGGGCCTGGAGTTCCAGCGCTACCCCGGCCGGCTGCGGGCTTTCGAGGGCTCGGACGCCAAGGCACTCGCCTACCGCGCCGGCGTCCACCTGCTGGCAACCGCCGGACGCGGAGACCAGCGGGAGTGGGCCAAGAAGCAATGCGACGCCCTGGAGGTCCCGATCGAGATGCTGGCCAATGTCCAGCGCGAGGGATCGGACGTGTATGGTGGGTATCTGGTGTTTCCCGAGTTCGAGAAGTCGGTCATCAAGCTCCGCAACGAGTACGGTTCGCTCCGGCGAAACGCGCGGATCAAGCCGATGGGCTCGGATACTCTGACGCAGCCCCGACGGACGGCTGGCTTGACGGTTTACTTCCCCGAAGAGGCCGGCTCGATCACGCAGTCCGACATGAAGTGGGACCAATTGAGCATCACGGCAAAGAAAATGGCCGTGCTCGCTCAGTATTCCACGGAGCTGGACGAGGACGGGATTATCAACCTCGCCGACGAACTGGCCGACGAAACCGCCTACGCATTCGCCAAGAAAGAGGACGAGTGCGGATTCCTGGGTGACGGCACGAGCACCTACGGCGGATTCTACGGCATCACCACGAGGATTGATGACAACAGCGGGTCCACCTATTCGGGCTCGATCGTGACGGCGACTACCGGCAACACCACGTTCGGCACGCTCGACCTCGTTGATTTCGAGGAGGTGCTTGGCCAGGTGCCGCAATACGCCCGCGGGCGCGGGAAGTGGTACATCAGCAACGCCGGTTTCTGGGCCTCGATGGCTCGGCTGGTCGACGCTGCTGGTGGAAACACTGGCGCGATGTTGCAGGCCGGCGTGGGCCTGCGGTTCCTCGGCTGGCCGGTGGAGATCGTCGACGTGATGAACTCCACGCTGACCACGCAGGCCAGCACCGTACTGCTGCTGTTCGGTTCGTTGCCGCAGTGCGTGTACCTCGGCACCCGCCGGGGAATCACGGTCAAGACCAGCGACCACCGGTACCTGGAATACGACAAGATCGGCTTCCAGGCCACGCAGCGCGTTGGCATCGCCTGTTACCCGGGCGACCCGGAAGCCCCGACCACGGCGGGCGGCCCCGTTTTGGCCCTCAAGACCCCCGCGGCCTGAACCTAACCATTCCCTGTAACAGAAAGGAAAACGCACCATGCAAGCGCCTGTTTGCAAGCTGGTGAGCATGATCGGGCCGGATGCGGTGGTCGACAACACCACCTGGACGTCCTCGGCGGTGGATTGCCGCGGCTACAACCATGCTCGACTCGTGTTCTACGTCGGCGCGACCGATATCGCGTTGTCGGCACTGTCCGTTCAGGAGTCCGACAACGACTCCGACTACTCGGACGTGGACGGAACGGTGGTCGGCACCGACATCGCCCTGGATGGATCGGCGTCGGACCTGCCCAGCGCCACCGATGACGACAAGTTCTGGGTGTTCGACATCGCGCTTCAGGGGCGCAAGCGATACCTGAAGTTCGCGGCTACTGCCGGTGATGGCACGACTGGCACCTACGCCGCTGCCTGGGCGGAACTGTACCGCCCGGACATCGCGCCGAACACCACGGCCGAGATGGGTGCTGCCGAGCACCTCAACGTGCCCGAGTATGCGTGAGGGAGTTAATGGTGGAATGGATCGTCCTGGGATCGTCGGCATCAGCGCCCCAATTTTTGCGAGCTATACGCGCGCAGGATGCGTCGTCCCCCAGGACGATCACCACCAACGTCGGGCTGTGGCTGCTGTGGCCGGATGTGCCCGATGTGTATTTCCTCACCGATCACGTCGCCTGTCGCCAGTACCGCGAGCTGGCCTACGAGGCTCAGGCTCGCGGTACCCGGCTGGTGACAATGCGGCGGGACCGTTCGGCGCTGCAAAAGCGTGGCGTGGAACGGTTCGATGAGTTTTTGGAGTTCGACCACGGCGGCAGCCAGACGCGGTTACGCCGCGGCAGTTACGGCCACGTGATATTCAGCGGGATGTACTGCCTGCAATACGCCCTGCACAGCGGGGCATCGCGTGTGTACCTGGTTGGAATGGAGGGCTACCCGCGGCAGGATTCCCGCCACCACCACAGCAAGCAGCACCTCGGGCCGCTGATAAACTCAGCCGCCGAGGAGTGGCCGGAGGTGGAGTTCGTGTTCTGCGGGGAGCCGCAGTTTGAATTGCGGGGCATGACGATCATCAAAACACCGGGGGAGTTGCAATGCGTGTGCGAGTGCTGAAACCGTGGCGGGGGCGCAAGCCTGGGGCGATTATGCCTGAGGTGCCGGACGGCGTGGCGGAACTGCTGATTTGCCGCGGCGTGGTGGAGCGGTGTGTTGAGGAACCGGAGGACGCCGTGCCGCCGCCGAGCCAGAACGGAAAGGCCCGACGTAAGCGGCGACGAAAGGAAGGTGATGTCCGCACCAACTAAACGCAGCCTGGTCACGGGTCCGACTGTCGAGCCGGCGTCGCTGGAGGAACTGAAACTCCACCTCCGGATCGATAGCACCGACGAAGACGAGTTGCTAGAGCAGCTTGTCAAGGCGGCTCGGCAATTGGTGGAGGAAACGCTATGGCGGGCGTTGCTGGAGCAGACCTGGAACGTGTATTTCGACGGCTTCTCAAGCAAGCTGTGGCTGCCGTTGCCGCCTTTGAGCAGTGTTTCAAGCGTCAAGTATACCGACAACGACGGCGACCAGCAGACCGTTTCTACGTCCGTCTGGGAAACGGGCGAGGAAGACGGGATCAGTTACGTGCGGCTGGCCTACGACCAGACGTGGCCGAGCGACTGCCGAGGGCACTACGACGACGTGGTGGTGCAGATGGTGGCCGGGTACGGAGACGCGGCGGCTGATGTGCCGATGCCGATTCGTCAGGTGGTCAAAATGCTGGCGGGGGAGTTGTACGAGCGCCGCGAGGTGCAGAGCGAGTTGCGA